TTATTCCTTAGTGCAATCATTTTGTCCCTCGACATGATCTACAACTAATGGACTCAAAAGAATCATTGATTGATAACGTAATTGACACGTTTGATTTTCAACGTGTTTACATTGCTATGACAGCGGTTGACTGGCAGTGGCAAACAACTGAAGGTAATGGGCACGCAGTTCCATCCATCGCAAGACTTAAAGCAATGGCACGCCATTTGCTAAGAGAATCCATCAAGAACAACGTTGTTGGCTCTGGTGGATTTGAAGCCCGTTACTACGCCAAAGACAAAGATCAAGATGAATACTTTCAATTGAGATTTACATTGGCCGAATCCAATTCTTGTTATGACTGAACGCTCAGCCTTTAACTTCGACAAAACTATTGCCGGAGTCAACATCACGGAACGGGGCATCAAGTCGTTCACCAAATCGATACGACTTGGCCCCATCCAATTCACACTCAACGCACGTCCGTCTGGACTGCTTGGATCGTTCTCAATTCCTGGCACAGGATTGAGCAAACGAAACATTAAATTATTCTAAAGATACGTCCTGGGTATGACGTTAAACTGCCTACATTCCATTGCAATTCAACACATGAATTCAGCTCAGCTGACCGCCATGATTTGCCTCATGCAATCACATGGTGGTTCATTTGTTTCATCGATTGCACAAGCACTGCGCGTTGCAGATCCAGTGAATCGTCAGCGTTTGCTCGACGCATTCCCTGATCTTATCGAGAAGTATGGACCAACATCTGACTTCATGAAACCCAAGCAATTCATTCAGGTCTGACTCATGTCTGTCCTTGCTATTGAAGACACCATCATCGAAGGTACCAATGTCACAGTTACAGCAGTGGTTGACGAAATGCGTTTGCTCTATCGGGCAACATATTTCGAACCTGAAGAATGGGCTCCAGCTCTTTGCACAGCAAGCTTTGAGCTGGATGAGGAACAACAAATCCCTACTGATGAAGATGGCTTCTGCTGCTATCTTGATCAGCTCGATCTTCACTGGCAACTCGTCGACACCTCCGATTACGATCTAGACTGATCCCCTGTCCTGAGCATGACATTAAACTGCTCACACACTACGAACTTACTCTGAACTCACCATGCAATTCCAACTTCCTCAAAACTTGCAGACCGAGTTGATTGCCTACGATCCCAAGCTCAAAGCTTTGGTTCGCCAACAAAAGCAATCATCTCCTGCCAAGAAAGCCAAGTATCCCCTTGGCAACATCCCGCATGTCATTCCTTATGACGTGGTGCGTGAATCACTGCAGCAAGATGCAATTGATTCGATTAACACGCAGCTTGCGCCAGATCGTCACCACTCATTTACCAAGCCTGTGGATGTTGCTACTCCGCAGGCCCGTCTCCAGACACGCGCAATCCTTTATCACTTCGAACAATGTTGGTACGCCGGATGGCTGCCGCCAGCTGGCCAAGAAGACAAGTATGTCTATGGCTATGCACGTGTCTTCCGTGACACTGCATCAGCACGTAAGACAATTCCACGCGATATCATCAACAACATTGATAACTACAACAAGATTGAGATTGGCCGCTCAACATTCTTCATTGACCGTCGTCTTGTAACTCGTCAAGACATCATTGATGGCAAAGAAGATCGTGAATGGCGTGCTCGTTATCTTGGTAGTTATACCCAAAAGGGACGGAACATTGCCAAGGCTGTTGAAGAATTCAGTAAAGCCTTGCAAGAATCAATTCCCACCTGGGATGATAGCCGTTTCCTTTTTAGCCGCCTTCAATGTGCTGGCATTGCCCAAGCTCTTGAGATTCCTCCTGTCTTTGTAAGTCAAGAAGAGCAATCAACTTGGCAGCTAACTGTTGATAACTTCTATTCACTTACTGAATTAAGAACGCCTGCATACCTTGATTGGCTGCCACTACGCAATGTCAAACACATCTTTAATACACCATTCTTCCGTAAGTGGGTCCAGCAAAAACTAGATGAATCTATTGCTGTCTATGAAGATAAGAACAACAAACTACAAGTCAACATCAAACAACCTTTTAATCAAGCTAAGAAACTAGTTGATTCCATTAGCTATGTTCATGGCATCTGGCCTGATTGTCCCATTGATTATTATCAAAACCACATTCAAGAATTGCTAGGCATACGCATTCGTTCGTACGCCGTGCAAGACAAGACTATTGATTGGTTGCGTCAACACATGCCTGTTGCTTCTTTCTTTGGCATCTTTGCCAAATACTATGAAGAAGAGCAGCAACGTGTACGTGCTAATGGCTCTAACGTCACCATGGAACGTGACCTTGGTCTACACGTTTATGGATTCTACGAATGGTCAGACACAATCAACATGCTTAACCGCGTGCTTGAGCACAAGGATCTAAATCCTCCCAAACGTTGGCGCATCAATGAATTCCATGACCATGTCCAGGCAGAGTCATGGAAGATTCAAAATCCAAATGAAAAGCTACCGCAGGATTTATTCCCTGAACCCATCAAAGTATCTGTTGATGGTGAAACTTGGTCGTTCTTCCAGCCACACGACACGCATCAGCTCGCCATGTGGGGTCAAGCCGTACGCAATTGCGTTGGCTCTGCCTCTGGTTACGCTGAAGGTGTTCGTAAGAAGAAGCACTTCATTGTGCTTTGTATGGTAGAAGGTAAACCCAGGTTCACCATTCAACTCAAGGTTGACGGTGGCATGATGTCCGTTGATCAAATCAAAGGTTTATCTAATCAAAACCTGACGCCTGATCAGCGAGACCAATACACCGAAGGGTTCCATGAGGCATTGCAAACCCGCAATGAACAGCTAGCCTCTTAAAGGCCGAAGCCAAATTGACCAGCCTTAGCCTCGATACTAGGGCTGGTCCTTCACCATGGAACACGACTACACCGATGATCAACTCCTGGCTATGGCTATGGCAAACATCGGAGATTTCATTCATGACAACTCTCCGCATTACGTACTGATCGAAGACGATCCACGTAATGAAGAAGACTACGACACATGGGAATATGGCACTGAGCCATTGCCCCATGACCACACTTGGCAGCATGCATCCATTGATGTAAGCGTAAGTCCAAGTGCGCCCGAGTAGCCCAGCGGAAGAGGCAAGCGACTTAAAATCGCTCCAGCGTGAGTTCGAATCTCACCTCGGGTACCAATTCCCTTACTCAACACCATGCAAATTCTTGCTGCTTTCAAATCAGTTATCCCTGAATTCCATGCGTTTTCTGACGAAGACAATCGCTACAACCTCGGTGCAACTTGGACTGCACCAGACGGTCTCAAGGATTACCACAACTTGGAACTGCGCTACGTTCACAACTCTGAACGCCTTGCGCTCCAAGGCGATCCTCAACCGGATGGCAGTTGGAAGTACACCGAACCCAATGGTTGTACTCACACCATTACCGCTGATCGTGCCAAACACTTCATGGAACAAACCCATCAGCACGCCACAATCATGTGCGCCATGCTCGATAAACTCAAAGAAGCTGGCGTGATGGAACCAGTGGTGGACACCCAGGTTCAAGCGGTCTAAACTACACGAGAAGTGCAGACGGCCCCTGGGAAACCGGGGGCTTTTTCCTTATGATCAGTCAGTCTCAAAACGATCCCATTGATCTTGACTTGGTTGATAAAGTCATCGCGATGATTCCATCCGAGACTTGGTCAGCAGTCATCGATGCCATTGTTGGTAACATTGTTGACAACATGCCAAGCACTGTTGTTGAACGGTTGACTGGAACCATCGATGACTTTGATCGTGCAGAAGAAATCCTTTTGGATTACTACCGCATCCCTTTGCGTAAGCATGATCTAATTGTTGATGCATTCAAGATCATTGGCCCAGAAAATACTCTGTATTTATTGGATTCTTTGCAGTTAGATAAGTATGCAGAAATACGTAATCAATCTATTGATAACGCACCCTGTTCACTTGATCCCCAATGAACTGCCCGTCTTGCTCAAGCAAGTACACACGCGTCACCTGCACCAATCACTTCCCTGGTTTTACTAAACGCTATTGCCGATGTCTTTCATGTGATGCTAAGTACCGCACCATTGAGCGATACGAAGTCTTGAAGCCGGGTCCTCCTAAGGGTAAACCAAGGCCTGGTAACGTTGCCCGTGGAGCTGACAACGGTAATGCTGTACTGACTGAAAAGAACGTACTGCATATTCGCCGTATGCATGCCTGGGGTTTTAACCATCAAGCAATCTCTGCAAAATACGGCATCAGCGTATCGTACATCTCACGCATTGTTAACCGAAAAGCTTGGACTCACATCTGATGGCAAACAAAGCACAGTTCAAATACACCATTGGTGATCGCGTTGCTGAACGTCCCAAGACCCATGGGATCTTCACCAACAAACAAGATGTGCGTGAACGCATCGCACAACACAGGACACAACGCTACGGTACGGTCATTGACTTCAAGGAAAAGCGTGACTCCCGTGGTACCAAGATGAAAGTCCTTGTCGTCCAATGGGACCACCTTGCTTCTCCAACGGAGCACGCGCAAATGCGTATTTGTCCTATTGATCATCTCGATCAACTCAGCAAAAATACCGTGGTACCTGGAGAATAAAGATGCCTGTCAAATTGGTATGGGCAACGCCCAACGCAGAAGAAATGATCGTCAAGATGGCGCGTGTTTCTGCACCGCGCAATCAAGACAACATGGACACTGCACCACGGTTGCTGCGTTATCTAATTAACAACAACCATTGGTCGCCGTATGAGATGGCAAACATGTGCGTTGAGATTGAAACGACACGTGCAATCGCACCACAGATCTTGCGCCATCGTTCATTTAGTTTCCAGGAATTCAGTCAACGCTATGCAGATGCCAGTGAACTTGGCTCCGCTGTGATCCCTCACCTGCGTCGTCAAGATCAGAAGAATCGTCAAAACAGTATTGATGATTTGGATTCTGATTTAATCTCTGGTTACTACCGTCGCATCAGTCATCTATATGAAGACGCTGAACATCTGTACCGTGAGATGATCAGTAACGGTGTCGCCAAGGAATGTGCTCGTGCGGTTTTGCCGCTTTCGACACAGACACGTCTATACATGAACGGTACACTCCGTTCGTGGATACACTACCTTCAACTGCGCACTGCCAATGGAACCCAACTCGAACACCAACAAATCGCCCGAGACATCCAGCAAATCTTCTGTGACCAATTCCCTGTTATCGGAGAAGCTGTCTTCCAATAAAAAACCTCCGTTTGATCCGGAGGCTGATGAACGGGAATTAAAAAGTCGAGGCCGGTTGTTTTTTTAATTCTTTGATGGCATGTTTGGATTCAATATCCTTACGTGCCGTCTTTTTCTTTTGATCAATTAAGTAAACAATCAGTGCCTTGTTCATTTGATTTGACCTCCGATCAGGTAAGGAAGGTATCCAATATTACGGTATGTCAGGCGCAGCCAAGGGCGATGGGTCAGGTTCCACCAGTCCCTATCCTTCTTGGCTTGTTGCCCTTTGTCATACTTGCAGCCGCGATACGTTAGTTCCATAAGATTCTGTATCTATTGATACGGAAAGTATATGATCGTTGTTGTATATGATGTCGTTCATCATGTAACACATCAACGGACCTGGGATGTCCTTAAACTCATCCATAAGCTTTGCTTATCTTTTATCCACACCACACCATGAAACTCCTCAAGTTTTCCACCGGTAACGGTAAGCTCAAGAACCGTTTGATCTTCTCGCTTCCAGCGGGTTACTCCTGCCCGCACGCTGGTGTTTGCAAGACCTTTGCTGACCGTGCCACAGGTACCATCACTGATCTGCCCCAGACCACTGGTACCACAGCAGATGAGTTCCGCTGCTTTGCAGCTATGTCAGAAGTGCGGCCCAACGTCAGGGAAGCACGCTGGCACAACTGGGATTTGCTGCGTGAAACGTTGTATTCCAATGGCAACCAAGTCACACTGCTGCGTGACCTCATTGATCTGTCCTTGACCATGATGCCGCCCAAACAATTGGTGCGGGTTCATGAGTCTGGTGATTTCTGGACAGAGAACTACATGAAGGCTTGGTTCATGGCTGCAACCGAGCGGCCCAACCAAACCTTCTATGCCTACACCAAGTCGTTGGGCATGTGGCTTAACCTTGCCGACATCATTCCACCTAACTTCTATCTCACTGCGTCCCATGGTGGTACGCTCGATTACCTAATTCCCAAACACCCCAAGGTGTTCAAGCGCATTGCCTATGTGGTCTACACAGAACAGCAGGCAACTGAGCTGGGATTGGAAATCGATCACGACGATAGCCATTGCTTGGGCGACAAGCCGTTTGCACTGCTGGTACATGGCAGTCAACGCGCTGGTACAGAAGCCAGCAAGGCGTTGTCTCAACGCAAGAAAGATGGTGACTTTGTGGGATACGGCAAATCAAATCGAAAGTAATTCCGCACATCTTGCATTGCTCAATAAATCGGATATTATCTGAGCGTTCTTTCAACGTTCACCGTGAGCTACGTCATTGCAACCTGGAAAAATGGAGTGCCACACGCCATTACTGCGTGTAATAAATCCAATCAATTTCTGTTGATTCCGTTAGACTCTGACGTAGCTCTCAACAAGATTTTCTCTCATCCGTACCGTGCGGGTGCGCAGCAAATCTTGGCGTGGATTAACAAGAACAATGACAAGCTCTCTGGTCAAGACCTCTCAATTCAAGATGAAGCCAGATTCCGTAAGTGAAACCTGGTTGGTCTTTGACCTTGAGTCTGACAATCTTTATGATGCTGTCACAGTTATCCACTGCATTGTTCTCTATGACATTGGACGCAAACAAACTTTTACTTATGGGCCTGATCACATTGCTGATGCTCTTGCTCATCTGGCAACCGCTGATGTTTTGATCGGGCACAATATTATTTTCTATGACATTCCAGTCCTACAAAAACTACATTCATTCACATGCAAATCACGCATCATTGACACACTCATTTGCACACGATTGATCTGGCCCAAAGAACTTCTCTATGACCTTGACATCGAACAATATTCGCAGGTTTCACCGAACCTACGTGGATCCGCATCGCTTAAGGCGTGGGGATGGCGCTTGGCCGATCATAAGATCAACTTCAAGGACTTCTCCGTCTATTCAGAAGAGATGCTTAAGTACTGCATCCAAGACGTGGAAGTTACTAAGAAACTTTGGGAACACATCTGCAAGCAACACTACCCAGAGGCGGCGCTCAAACTGGAGCACGACTTTGCGCTTGCAATTGATCGACAAGTTAGATCAGGTGTTCCTTTTGATCTTGATGCAGCTTTTGATCTTGTGGATGTACTACGCACAAGACAAAAAGAACTTGAAGACGAGTTAAAGAAAGTCTTCCCGCCTATTGAACATCGCTCTTGGTTTACTCCCAAGGTCAACAACAAAACCCGTGGCTATGTCAAAGGTGTCCCATTTGAAAAAGTCTGCATTGAAGAATTCAATCCTGGATCTCGTGACCAGATTGCTAATCGACTTGCGCAGAAGTACGGATGGCGACCAGAAAAAACTACTGAGAAAGGAAATCCAATCCTTAATGATGAGGTATTAGAGACATTGCCTTTCCCAGAAGCCAAGCCATTGGCAGAATACATGCTGGTCAAAAAACGTCTTGGTCAAATTGCAGATGGCAACAATGCTTGGATCAAGTTGTTCAACAACGAATCTGGCTGTATCCACGGCGACCTTATTACTAACGGTTGCATCACTGGGCGGTGCGCACACCGTAATCCAAACATGGGCCAAGTGCCTGCGTCTTACTCCCCATATGGAAAGGAATGTCGCAATTTATTCCATGCTCCTTACGGGTGGGACCTCATTGGTATTGACGCTAAAGCACTTGAGCTGCGCTGCCTTGCTGGATACTTGGCCCTTTGGGACAACGGAGAGTATGCTTCTCTAGTTGTTAACCCGGAAATTGATATCCATACGTATAACCAAGAGCAGTTTGGCGTAGCAACTCGTGATATTAGTAAGCGGTTATTGTATGGAATGCTTTACGGATGTGGTGCTGCCAAGGCTGGTACCATTATCGACCCTGATGAAAAGGATGAATTAGTTCTCCGGCAACTGGGAAGTAATGCTATCAATTCATTCATGAAAGGTGTACCTGCATTAAAGAAACTTAAACAACAGATTGATGAAACTATTGGATCCCGGGGTTATTTGCGTGGTCTTGATCGTCGCGTTCTGCATTGTCGCTCTGCGTTCAAAGGATTGAATGTTCTCCTGCAATCCGCAGGTGCAATCCTTATGAAACAAGTTGTTGTTTTTACGCAACAAAACATTGAACAAAACCTTGGTCTGGTCTACGGTCAAGACTGGGAGCAGCTGTTGATGGTGCATGATGAAATCCAAATTGCATGCCATCCAGATCACACAGAAAAAATCAGGGAGCAAGCTATGCTTTCATTCCCCCAGGCCCAGGAGTTTTTTAACTTTCAATGCTTGATTGAAGGTGACTCCCGAGTTGGTAAGACTTGGTCTGATACCCACTAAATCTATGGACCCGTCCCAGGTATGACGTTAAACTGCCTTCCACCCTACTTCTCTTGCAATGAATTTCTTTGCTGGTTGCGCTCAACTTCTTGAAGATCCTCGGGAAGTTTTTACAGGCGCCAACTCAACTGCAATGCGCTGCATGATTAGCCTACCGGCTGTCGGCGCTAAGAAAGCAGACACTCCCATCGAACTTAACATCTACGGCAAGACGGCTGAACGTTTTGCTCGCATGAAAAAGAACATGGGAATTTACCTGCATGATTCCACGCTCCGCTATGACTTAGATACCAGGCAACTCTCTTTGCATGGTGGTGTCATTGGCATGGTTAATGCAGAGACATTTCCGATTCTTAACACTGTCATCCTTAGTGGACGTTGCGTCAAAGATGTCAACCACGAAGATGAACGTGCTTTTAAAACCACACCAAGTGGTTTGATGATCTGCAACCAAACCCTTGCGGTTAATACTGGTCGCAATCAATCTGATCTCTTTAACTTCTACGCAATTAACAACGCAGAAGATAAGCCTAACTACGCAGAACTTCTGTGTAACTTCACCCGCAAAGGAACGGGCTTAACAATTAAGGGTCGACTGGTTACTGATTCCTGGATCGATAAAGATTCAAGGGAAAAGAAAATACAAACTAAGATCGAACTTAAGAAGATGACGCTGTCTCCCAAGGCAGTCGATGGTTCCGCTCCGATCCAGCCCCAAACAACTGTTGCATCCGAAGGGAATGTTGGTTCACTGTGGGGTGGTCGCACTATGGATGAACAACCTGATCCTTGGGGTCATGGTGAAAGCGGACTGCCTGATCTCCCTGGTCAATACGGCAGCCCATCCAAAGATGACGACAACGCACCGTTTTGATAACAAACGCTGATGTTCCATAGCGCCTGGTCACTCCTAGACTAGGCGCCCGTCCTGGGATGACGTTAAAAGCATCTGTTGTTCTACTACGAACCAACCATGACAACGACTCCTGTTGACATGATGGATGAAGCTTGGATGGATGAACTCCAATCCAAAGTTGATTCCTTTTCTCCCAAGAAACCTACTACGACTTTGACCATGAAGAAAACCTCTGCTCTTGCCACCCGTGGCCTGGATTCCTTCAAACTTTTCCAAGATAAAAAGTTTGTGTCCGGATACCAGAATCTCGTCACCATCCAACCTCTCAACAAATCCAAGACACGAGGTTGGTTCGTGCGGAAGTCAGACCTTGACACTTGTGGATGGAACGCCACTGAAGATCAATTTGCTAAAGGTTCACTTATCTGGAACTACAAGCAAACTTTTGGTATGGCTCCCAATACTTCAGTGGAAGAAGGACTCAATTTTACTGAGCCTCGACTTCAAGTCCTTCTACGTTCTCCCCTTATGGTTGAGGAAACAACTGGGATGAGGCAGACGATTGGAACCTTTGAGGATCCAGACGTTAAAGAATTGTTTGAAGCCGATAAGATTGCATCCGACCTTGCCAATAGCAAAGGTGAGATGTACAAGCGCAAGTACAGTGTGCGTACCAAGTACCTTGTTTACATCCTGACGGAAGACAACAAGCGTGCCCACAAGATCCCCATGGTCTTGACTTTGAAGGGTCTTAATGGCACCGACGTGTCTGAGAAGATCAAGATGTATGAGAAGGAAATGTCCAAGTGTCTGAGCAAAGCACTGGACTCTGAAGTTCCTCTTGCATTCAACGAGAAGTTCTATGCAACCACCGTCTTTGCTCCGGTGCTTGCCAATGAGATGCGCGGTGCCAACAACGTTGAGATCTGCGCTATTGAATCGTTTGACATCCCTGATTATTCCGATCAGGAAACTGCAATCGAATCATTGAATCGCCTCTCGATTCCTGATGAAGATCGTGAATCCACCTGGAAGTTCCAGGAAATGTTCAGCGATTACATCAACCAACACGCACGGCAAGATGCTGAAAAGCTTGGCGGTGCCTATGGAATCAAGGCTGGTGTTGAGATTCTTCCTGTGTCCCGCACCACGGATGTCGAAGTCAAGGCTTTGCCTGCCCGTGATCCAATGACCGGTGAAGACGATTCACTGATCTGATTCAACCTGGGGGTTGGCAAGATCATCTTGATTAACGGCAACGTTATTAAAGATGAACATATCTTGTACCAATCCCCTTATTACACCTTGTCTTTGGGTAGCGATCCTCGCTAAGAGGGTCGCTATTTCTTTCAATGCACTAACCGAATTACATTCCTGGATTGTGCGCTTTAGCTTCTCTTCCCAAAACTTATCGTCTAACGATGGTTCGATTTGGAATTGAGACAGCGACACATACTTAATTTGATCCATGGAATGTATTCAATTGTTACTTAATTTTACTTCTATAGTAAACACCGTTTATCTTTTTCCAAATGTATTAACAATCACCTCATGAAACCAGAGCACAAAGCAGTTCTTAAAACTGCAGGAACATTTGGCGCCATTGGAGCCGGTGCACTTCTTGTCCTTGGTAATCCCGTTGCCTGGGCAGCACTTGGCTACGCAACCTACAAGGTTGGTAAATCCGCCTACCTCAAGGAACAAGAACGTGTTAAGCTCCAGCGGTCAGGACAAGATCCCGATCTGTTCATCTGACACATTTCACACCACACCAATCTGCTATGACTGAAACTCTGCTTGAACTTAATGAAGCTCAAACGTTCATCTACACACGGACGAATATACGCCGTGCGTTCCCGGACTTCAATGAAGCCGATGTCACGGGCATCTATCTTTTTGATGACCTTTGCCGTGTGCTTTACCGTGACGGTAGCAAAGTTGATTATCCACGCCAACCAATAAAAGAAGCATTTGTTTCTTTTACCAACAGGCTAAAAGATTTCTTTGCTTACCTTGGCCCCAATTACAGGGGTCCAAGTATCTGGAATCAGAATGCCTACGTTATGTTCAAAGGATGGAGCTACGTTCATGCCCTTGGATCGCACACCGTTAACGCTCGTCTCCAAGCCCAGTGGGCAGACAAGTTCATTCGCCTTTCAGACCAAGACCAGCTCAAAGCCGTACTTCAGTCTGACCAGACCGACCTTGGATATCTGGTTGCACCGGACGGGTTTCGGCTTGAGGATCGGCTCGTTGACATGGACTCTGAACTGGATGAGAATGAACAACGGTCCAGCTTTGGCGAACCTAGCTGCTCGTGTGGGTCCTTTCAGCGTCAGCTCAATCATCTATCGCAATTCCAACAAGAGATCCAAGGGTTCAAACCTTGGTGCATCCACCTGACTTGGTTCAACAAATACAGAGATCTTCTGTGCAAACGTACTGAAGTACGCAATGCCTGTCCTGCCTACGCACCTGATAAGTGTGTGGCTTGGTGGTATGCACCACCGTCGGATGCCATTACGGATGGACGTTTCTTGTTGCTGCACACCAAACATGGTGCACAAGCACCGCTAACCCACTGGCGTACCTACAAACCAAAGGAGGTGTTCACCCAGCATGATGCCTGGACTTTGTTCGATAACATGCTGGAGTCAGGCTACGTGCCTTTCCCAGGTGTTGCTTTGCCTCAACTCAAAACTACAACCAAAAAATGACTGACGACATCCTTGAATACGCTCGTCAACTTGCAACGCAACCAACTGTTAATTTCATGAGCAACTACCAACGCTATGACCTTGAAGTTCCAGAAGACACTCACTGGGAACTTGTAAAGATGGCTGCAGACCTTAGGATGCATCACGAAGACTATGTTCAAAACATGTTGATTGCCCATGTCGAACAACACTTGGATAACGAAGCTGCAGCTAGAGGTGATTGAAGAAGACGATGGTGGGTGTTGTATCCACATTGAGTGGGACGATACCGACCCAGATCTAGCAGAATGGACCAGCTGGGGTGAACAACACCAGCAGGACTTTGTCCTTAAAGCTTTACAAACCGCCATTGATGTCGATTTTCCCCATGTCACTTGATACTTACGGCCTTGAGTTTGACCGCTACAAGGATCTGTTCTTGCAAGAAGCAGCACATTTGCTGTACTTGTATTTTGAATTTGACAAAGCCATTGAAAAATGTGCAAAGGACTTTGGTTATGCCAAGCCTTCTGAAAAAACTAAATACGATTTGTTTACCGATGTTCTCTATTCAACAAACGATGACGCCCGCAAGATTCAACGCAAAGAAAACCCTGACACCTTCAAAGAAGAAACCCTTGACTTTATTTCACCAAGTCGCGAAGAACTGTCCGAAAAACTGGACTCTGTCAATGCCAAGGTTGAAGCATTGACGGATTACATTGCAAACCTTGTAACAGTCACCAAGGTTGGCTTGACAGACCTGGTAGACTGCTTCGACGACTCGGCGGAAACGTCAGCTTGAGTCTCCGTCCTGGTCATGACGTTAAACTGACCAGCTTTTTAACCACACCATCCAATGTTCGACTTCATTCTTTCAAGCATTACTTCTGTTGTCCGTGATCTTCTTTGGACAGCAGCCGCAGCGCTGCTGGCCTACACACTCAATAAACTTCAATCACACTTTCAAAACGGCTGATGGTTATTGCCTGATTAGCCGTAACACCATTCCAACACAAATCAAGCCATGGCTCAAATCACTCACACTAAGCTCAAAGAGCTGAATGTCATCCAGCTATACGAGCACTATGGTGCCCTGGAACGCTCTCTTCCTCTCCTCACTCCTGAGTCCCAAGACTTGGCGCGAGCAGAGCTGGAAGCTTGTATTACCCTACGGTCTGAAAAGATTGATCGTATCTACTACGCCATGGCAGCCCATGAGGATGCTGTTGAGCGGATCAAAAAAGAAAAGGGTCTTATCCTAAAGGCCCAAAAGCATCACGAGTCCCAAGTCGATAGCCTCAAGCACCTGCTCAATTATTTGAAGCGGGTGCTACCGGTTGATGCCAATAAAATTACTGGCCGCAACTATCAGTTCACTCTTGTTAAAAAGAAAGACTTAACTGTTGAAATCAAGTCGGATCCGGAGTTTTGGTCTTCTGAAGAACGACAGCACTTTTGTGTTGAAGAAGAAGTCACCACAACCAAGCGAACTGTGTTACGTTCAATGTCAGGAGAAATCCTTTCTGAAAGGATTGAACCTTCTAATAAAACAAACGTTCTCCCAAACCTTGATGCAATCCGCAGTGCCCACCAAGCTGGTCAGCTACTCCCCCAAGGAGTCAAGGTCTTTCAAGAATATTCCATCCGCTCCTCTCGAATCTATGGAAAGTCCTCAGTGGACCTGGCGTCATCCGAGTATCCAAGAGACCTTCTTCCTGAAGATCGATGCGCCGATGAATGCTGAAGAAGCTTCCATCAAGATGAATTGTCATCAGCATGCCATCAAAGACTTTGATCTCCAGCTGGAGATGAATGACCTTGAGATGAACATGCTTAAAGATGGCAGTGGTGATGTCCTTCCATACAATGAAAATCGTATGGATGAACTGGAGCAGAAAAAACTCAAGCTATTGCTTGGCAAACGGTTTCACCAAAATGCAACCCATGCTTATTGGTATTATTTAGAACGGGCTACTAAATAAAAGCCTATACAATAAAGGTAACAACACAGGAGTGCTATGGCTGATGAGAACCTGACCAGATTAATGGCTGGGTTCACCAGCGATGGCACTCCTCTTCCTGCAATTATTGGCTCCAAGCTTGAATGGGGCGTCACTGTTTTAACTGCAGGCATGCTGGCTAATGAACAACTGGCTGCCAGTATGGATGCAGAAGAAATGGTTGATGCTGCCATCAATTACTATAACTTGATTCAAGAACGGCTTGGTTACTACCAGCAACACCAGGCGCATTCACTTGAAAGGTTATTGGGCAACTAACATTAAAATGAAAGAACTGGAAACCGTTCTTTAAGATGTCGCAGACAAAAGCCCAGCTAATTGATAATTTAGTTCAGGCACTTTCTTTTACTGGAACAAGTAGTGCACCTGCAAATGGTGTGTACCTGTCTGCGACAAATCAACTGTCGTTTGCAACTAATACAACTGAACGCTTACGGATTGATTCCGCTGGTCAATTAGAAGCTGTTTCATTAGGTAGTGCTTCCGCCCCAACCTACAGCTGGACCACAGACCCAGACACTGGAGTGTACTCACCAGGGGCAAACCAAGTAGCCATCTCAACTAATGGCACTGGGCGGTTGTTCGTTGATGCGAATGGGCGTGTTGGGGTGGGCATAGCAAGCCCGCAAACATCGCTGCATGTTTTTGCTGGTACATCTGCCGCTGCGTATGCCACTTTCAGTGGCAACAATGGCAGCCCTGATCCGTTCTTAATCGGTCAAGACACTACAGGATTGACCCGTTTATTTCAGACAGCAGCGCAACCAATTACTTTTTGGACAAACAGCGTCGAGCGCATGCGCCTAGACTCCAGTGGACGCCTGTTAGTTGGCACATCTACAGCGCGTAGTAATTTCTTTGGCACAACTCTTAGTTCTTTAACTCAAACAGAAGGAACAGGTGGTTCTACTGCACGGGGTGCTTTAAGCGTAATTAATAATGCTGTAAGCAATGACCCTCCTTACGTTCTTCTTGGAAGATCAGGTGCAGCAACACTTGGTTCAAATGCTGCGGTTGTCAGTGGAAGCCGCCTTGGAACTTTAACTTTTCACGGTGCAGATGGTACTAGTTTTATCGAAGCGGCAACTGTTGCCGGTGAAGTAGATGGGACGCCTGGCACCAATGACATGCCAGGGCGCCTGGTCTTCAGTACAACGGCTGATGGTGCAGCAAGTCCTACTGAAAGACTGCGTATAGATTCAAGCGGGCGTGTAGGTCTGGGGACTTCGACTGTTAGCTCAATCTTGCATATCAATGCAGGAGCCGCTGCAGATACAAACGTCAGGCTTCAGGCTGGCGCTGCGGGCAACCATGCAAAGCATACATACTCCGACTCCACCAACACGGTTCAGTGGACATCCGGCTATCGCAGCAGCACCAATACCTTTGGAATCAATGTAGGCGATTCTTTTAACTCTACGGGGATTACCATTGATTCCAGTGGCCGAGTAGGGATTGGCACTCAGACGCCTAGCTGGATCTTTGATGTTAAGACTGCTACCGGTTATATTGGTTTTAACACCTCCGGCGGCCTTGGGTCTCAAATTCGATTCGCCAATAGCAGTAATGTTAATACTGCAGCGATCTCCAACAATGGAGGCTCAAATGAACTTTTGCAGTTTGATATAAACAACAATGCCGGTGCTGGTCAGATTGTATTCAATACTGTTGGTTCAGAACGTGCCCGCATCGACAGTTCGGGACGCCTGTTAGTTGGCACGTCTAGTTACGATGGCAACGCTAGAGCCGTTTTTGCGGGAAACACGTCTGACAATGCTACTGGCGCTATAGACATTAGGCGCAACACAGCTCGCCCAACCGCTGCTAATACCCAGATTGGCGCTCTGCGATTCATAAGTAACGACAACACCAGCAGCAATTATGGTTATGCATCAATCGATGTTTTTACTGACGGAGCAAGTTCTTCAAATACAGATATTCCGGGCAGATTAGTGTTCTCCACTACCGCCGATGGAGCGAGCAGCCCGACGGAGGCTTTACGCATTAACAGCGCCCAAAGAATTGGCTATGGGTCAACCGTTAACGCTGGCGGTGTAAATACAACTGCATATCTAACTGCCACTAGCGGCGCGACTAATAATGCAAGTGGCGTTGCACTTGAGTGTTATGCAAGTTCAACCGCAGCTAGATTTCACATTAGTTTCAGCAATGGTAATGGTGTTGTTGGTTCAATCAGCACTAGCGGTACGGCAACGTCGTTTACAACTTCTTCCGACTACCGCTTAAAAGAAAACATCATTCCACTCACTGGCGCATCGGAGCGTGTGCTGCAACTCAAGCCCAGCCGCTTCAACTTTATCGCTGATCCCGATATACAGGTTGATGGTTTCATTGCTCACGAAGCCCAAGCTGTTGTTCCTGAGTGCGTCACTGGCGCCAAGGATGAAGTGGACGAAGACGGCAATCCCGTCTACCAAGGCATCGACCAATCCAAGCTTGTGCCGTTGCTGACTGCTGCGCTTCAGGAAGCCATCGGTCGCATCGAAACCTTGGAAGCTGAAGTAGCAGCTCTCAAGGGCGCGTAGTCCTACTCACTAATTGTTTTTAATTTGCTGCTACAGTAATTGAACCCTTTCATTCAGGAATGGAACCAATCACTGTGCCCAAGTTGACCGTTTCATTTGCGGTTGATCTTGAGGTTGAATACAATTCCTTCGGTGGTAAAACTGCCGACGAAATTGCAGAAGCCTTGCAAGACGAACTGGACGACCTATTATTTGAGATCGGTCCCAGTGTCAAAGGCGTCTTTACTTCCATTACACAAATTGGTTTCAATGACTGACGCATTTAATTGGCAAGCTGTCCTTGATAGCTGGAGTGTCACCAAAGAACAGCAAAAAGCTGACTTCATGGAACACATGTATCAATGTTCAGGTAGAAAAGATCCTTCTCACCCAATGCGCGGTCTTTATACAAGACTCTGGCAAGACTTCTGTATCAATGAAGCTGGACCTGTGATGCGTGACCGTTACTTCGAGATGTTGGAAGCTGTTCGTCTGTATGAAGAAGGACAACTTCAGGAAGTTAATCCGGAAAAAGTTATGATCACTGCTTGATCTAACTGATTTTTTATTACACTTGTGGGGTAAGTCACTCAGTGACGAACCCCTTTTTTATTATGTCTGATTCAACTGATCCAGTAGAAACCATTAAGGCTTGGCAAGATTGGTACAAAAACCATCGCGTCGTTGCAGAAATGGATGAGCCATTAGTCACCAAGGATTCCCGTGAACAACTTCATGACACTTCCAATGCTACGGACACGCTTCCGAACTGGCGTAGCCATTATGCTGAACTCATTGGCGACCGTATTCCCCTGGCAGAAAGTGACATGTTCATTAAACAAAAAGCAACAGACGGATTTGCTGACACTATTGCTGAGTTCATTGACGAGATGACCGGTGATGAAATGTACGAATGCTTTGTAGATGCCGTTGCATGTCAGTTGGATTACGCCACAAAACAATATGACCGCGCCCGTGATTTAATGGACGCAGCCAAAGGTAAGCGCAATGGCAAAGCGTAAGACGTATCCCAAGTGGGTCTGTCATCCATGCGGTGTTACTTACGGCAAGTGGTACGAGAAAGGTGACTACAAAGGCCCCAGTCATTACTACTCCACGTACCACATGGATACTTGTGATCTTTGTGGTATAGACAATGTATCTGTAACGGAGCCAAGGGATTACGGTGGGTTAGTTGCGGGATGGGATAATAAATAAATATGACTTAAGTCCATGCCTGTCTATAGGGAATCCGGCGCAACAATTCTGTACGAAGTTGTAAAAGTTCAGACTTGCAGTGGGCAACCGTTAGAAGTTACAACGGCAAGTGGCAATACTGTTTATATGCAACCAGCGACTACAGCTGGTGATGCTTTTGGGCGGTTGCGTACATCAAGCCCCCTAACACTCTTTGATTCCAGCCACCGCTATCGCGACAATGGTCTGTGGACAACGTCCACGGGTACTGGTGGTACCTATGCATTTAGCAGTGGAGAAGGTTTAATCAACCTAAACGTTACGACTGCATCAGGCGCAAAAGTATTAAGAGAAACAACAAAAGTGTGTTCTTATCAGCCAGGGAAAAGCCTGCAGATTATGAATACATTTATCATGGCGTCTGGTCAAGCAAACTTGCGGCAGCGGGTTGGTTATTTTGGAACAGCTAATGGCATTTATGTGGAGGTAAGCGGTACTAGCTCTCCGTCATTTGTGGAGCGTAATTCAGTTTCTGGCTCTGTTGCGGAAACCCGTGTTGCTCAGGCCGACTGGAACATTGACAAGTTGGACGGCAATGGACCCTCTGGCTTTACCCTTGACATTACTAAAGCTCAGATCCATTGGACTGATATCGAATGGCTTGGTTTAGGCACGGTTCGCACAGGGTTTGTGATTAACGGTCAGCTGGTGCATTGCCATTCATTCCATCACGCCAACTTAATTACATCTACATATATGACGACAGCATCGCTGCCGTTGCGTTATGAGATTGAAAACCTTGGAACTACAGCAAGCAACAGCACACTAAAACAAGTGTGTTCAACTGCAATATCAGAAGGCGGATACGAATTACGGGGCGCTCAAAACGCTGTTGGTATTCCAGTTAACACGCCGTATACATTAACAACCGCACCTACTGTTTATCCAGTCATCTCCTTGCGCCTTAAGTCAACACGATTGGATGCCATCATTATCCTGACGGCGTTATCAATCATGGGTATTACGAATAACGCTAGTTATAACTGGGAAGTTGTTCTTAATGGAACGACCGGAGGTGGTTCCTGGTCTGACTTGGGGGCAGACTCATCGGTTGAGTACAAGCTTAATGGCACATCTTTCACCTTGGGAGTGGGTCGGGTTCTTGCCAGTGGCTTTACCAATGGTTCAAACCAAGGGTCAGCTGTGGTTAACATCTTAAAAGAAGCTTTGTTTAAGTTCCAGCTGGAGCGTGATACCTTTACTGGTACAGCATATGAACTAACGCTGGTCTGTAGCAGCGAAGACAACAACGCTCAGGTGCTAGCTACGATGGATTGGGAAGAAGTTAGCCGCTGATAAACTGAAAATACTGATTTAACGCCATGTATACTCCCGGTCCTGGTCAACCCCAGCAAGCTCAACCCGCTTCAACGCAAGCGGTTCCTCAGCCCCAGGACAAGCCCAAGGCTCCTGGTAAATCAAAGAATGGTGATGTCGGGTCCTTCATCCAGCAGTGCATTTCCCTCACTTCCTACCTCAAGGAACTTGAGACACAATCCCATCTCATTCACTTGAACTACGAGGGGTCTAACTTCCTCGGGGTGCATGCATTCCTTAAAGACCAATACGAAGCTCATCTGGAACAGTTCGATACGTTGGCTGAGTTCATCAGATCTATGGATTATCTGATGCCTCTTTGTGGCATGGGTCTTGCCGATGCCTCACCCGGTATCCAAAAAGTTACCAGCTACAAGGGCACGGAAATGCTCGCTGTGTACTACAAGAACCTTGAGGAGCTGGGCATGAAGTGCAAGAAACTGGAGCCGATTGCCGCCAAGGTGGGTGCCATCGATATTCAAAACTATCTTGCTGACTTAACTGGTCAGGCATTTAAGGCCGCTTGGCAAATCAAAGCCACACTGAGAAATGGCTAAATCTAAAAACAAAAAGAAAAAGACGGCCGCTGCAAAGCAAAACGCTAAGCAGAACTCCGGTAATGCAACTGCGCGTAAAGCTAAAAACGGCGGCAAGAAAAAGTAATCAGGCACTCCAGTGCTCAAGCCGATGGCAGTTGCAGCACAGCGGAATGCATTTACGCATCTCTTCTTCTATCCGCTCCCAGCTGTAGCCGTGGTTCACCATCTTTGAGATCGTATGGTCCTTGTCTCCAACATGATGGAATTCCAGGACGCGATGGTCATCTATCCCACAGTTATTGCAGGACAAAGTCTTTTTGTACTCCAAGAACTTGTTTCGGTTCTCTTGAAGCTTTGGCTTGGAACTTGGCACTAATGCCAACAAGTCACTGCGATAACTATAACTAACTTTTGCAAAGCTGGATATCGGATTTGAACCGATGGCCAATGGTTTACAAAACCATTGCTCTACCACTGAGCTAATCCAGCGAGTAGGGCGAGAGTATCTGCCTACGATTAGCGACTAGGCGACTTATGCTGAAGCAAGTTTCGCTAATTTACGCTGCAGCTTAAGGGACTCTTCATTTAATACAACGTTCCTTGTTGTACCCTTTCGTAAATTATAGGGTTTCGTTGGGTGTTTTCCAGAAGTAATCATCTGTTTCACCCAGCCTGCCCCACTTCGGTGCATGTTCAACATCAAAGTACCGCGTCGACACCTTAAAGTCTGGGGTCTTGAGGTTGTGGTGCGTTAACGATGGGTCGCACATGCGACAACGATTGTTGGGATAAGCGCCGATTTGGCCGTTATCCAAGGCCACAATGTTGTGAGACTTGTGCTCATCAGGGAATTCAGCAAAGTAAAAATCGGGTTCATTGCGGTGGGGGTGATAGTTATCAATTGTAAAAAGATACTCGCCTTTCATGACGCCTGCACTACGCGTCATCACCTGAAACTCCATGTTGTAGATCAGGTTCTTTTCAATGACCGTAAGCCCAGTGTCAAACCCATTCCAAAACTGCAGGTCAGTCAGCTCAAGATCAGGTGTTGGTGGTTGTGGTTTGTCGGGATGATCTGAGTCCCATGCTAGGAATGCACTGATCGGTAACTTGTCGTATAGGGCGCCATACTCAGTAAGGTACGTCTCGAAATACAGGGCACGACCCGTCAATGATTTACAGGTCACCCAATAACCAGGTGTGTATTCACCATGGCCGTCGCGTAGGTCACGCAAGTATTCCCGTCTGACCCACACCTTGACGGGCGGTACGTTGGCAACAAGTGTCGTCATAAAAAAATCCCGGCTTTTATACCGGGATCATAGCTTCCTTTCTTGCCCTTTCGAGCTCTACGTTCGTAAAGTGGAGGGACTTTCGACTATTGGTCCCAGAGCGAAATTGCTCCGAGGTAAAGATACCATTATTCCTTCTTACCTTTTTCTTTGTCTTCAAGAATCTTTTTCCACTTGCAGGGCTTGGCTAGTTTCTGCCAGTCTTTCGGTGGATTAGGAATCAAGCTTTCCAGCTTCCAGAAAAAATCCTGAAGTCGTTGCTCTTCCGAGTAACGTTCAGCCAAGGGACGTGGGCAAGTTATGGTTCTTGCCGAACTTCTCCATAATTTCTTCCATCTGCTCCAGGGATTCCAGTCGGACCAGGATATCGGTGATGCTGCTAATCACCACAGGATGTTCGGTGCGTGCAGCAAAGGCCAACGCTTCTCGCAGCACACCGGCTGCTTCGTTGACCGATTGCTTAACCTGGTTCGACAGACTCATTTCCGATTCCCGGGGTGTCCTGAGTAGGGGTATTGTTACCAGCATTGTGCCTTGAGATAAGTAAACTTTGTAAGAGCTGGTTATGGTTGTCGAGGAACTGTGCGCCCTCTCTCATAACCTCATCATATTTTTGCAACTTTTCCATGGGGCGACAATGTGGTATACCCAATACTAGCAGTTAAGTTAACCGTACTTAAGACAAGTACGTAAGAATTGTTTCTCGTAGGCCATCTTCAAATTCATAATCAGGACGCCAGCCAAGTTCTTGAATCTTGCGTGGGTCAATCGCATACCGCAGATCATTACCGGGACGGTCTTTGACGTGCGTAATGTAATCGGAGTATGGGCAGTAGATGGGCTTCAGTTCATCCAGGAGTTCGCAGATCATCTCCACGACCTCAACATTGGTCCGCTCACCAAAGCCGCCAATGCAATACTGCTGGCCCAACGCACCTTCTTCCATCACAAGCGCCAAGGCCTTGACGTGATCCTTGACGTGGAGCCAATCGCGAATGTTCTTCCCTTCACCGTGGATCGTGATTGGTTTGCCCGCCAATGCACGGGTGATTGTCATCGGGATTAACTTCTCGGGATACTGGCCTGGCCCATAGTTATTGCTGCAGTTCGTAATGACGGCAGGGAAGTTGTAAGTGTTGTGCCATGCCATCACCAGGTGGTCACTCCCAGCTTTACTGGCAGAGTACGGGGACCTCGGGTTGTAGCGCGATGTCTCCACGAAATAAGTGTCGGTGCTGTCGGGATGCAAGCTCCCATACACTTCATCGGTGCTGACATGCAAGAACTTAAAAGAATCCTTTAGCTTGCTGCGGCATGCTTCCAGCAAATTAAAGGTGCCCACCACATTGCTTTGGATGAACTCACGCGGAGAAGCAATCGAGTTATCGACGTGGCTCTCGGCAGCCAGGTGGTAAATCTTGGTGGGTTGATTTTCTTCTACCACCCAATTCAGGAATTCTTCATCAAGAAGATCCCCGACCATTAATTCATAATGGGTGTTCACATGACGGGCTCCCATAATGGGAGCTGCGTTACTGGCATAGCCCAGCTTGTCGAAGTTAATGACGCGAACATCAGGCGTCTCAAGGAGATGGGCAATGAGATGCCTACCAATAAACCCGGCGCCACCGGTAACTAAAATGTTTTCCATTATTCAAATAACTGGGCTTCTGTAAGTCCTTTCCCTTTGGAATCCTTTTCAGAAACAATAGGGTTTCTTGGTACATTCCACAAGATGTCAATGTATGGATCGTTCCACAACAAGCTGTGCTCGTGGCTTGGTGTATAAACTTCCGTGATTTTGTAGAAGACTGTTGCACCTTCTGATAAGGAGGCATACCCATGTGCAAACCCAGGGGGGATCCACAGGGCTTCGTTGTTGTGCGCGTAGAGGTGCACGTCAACCCACATACCAAAGGTAGGGGAAGACATCCGAATGTCTACGGCTACATCTTGGATGCTACCAGATAAACAACGAACCAACTTACCTTGCGCGTGGGGTGGCAATTGATAATGCAAGCCACGCACCACATGGGGCACTGAGGTCACATAACTATCCTGACGGAAGACATGGCCGTCTACTGCTTCCTTAAATTCTTCTTCGTGCCAATGCACAGTAAAAGAACCGCGATCATCCGGGAATGCATCTAAGGAAATCAACTTGACTTCCGGTATCGCAAGCGGTTTAACTTCCATCAGTATGCCGCGCCAAAGCTGGAGATTATTTCGTCAATATACTCAAAGTTTTCATCAGTGAGTATCGGTGCAGTGCTCATAAAGAACACACGACTTAAAACGTCATAACCATTGGGATAATCTTTGGCATCGCCCAGGTGTTTGTAGGCGGGATGCAACAGAAGATTGCCGGCAAAATAGTTGCGCGTTTGGATGCCATTGGCTTCTAGGTACAGCTGGAGCTCCCGCTTGAATGTCTTGTCAAAGCAGACGATTGGCACACCGAACCAAGAGGTTTCGGCCATTGGTTCTTCCTCCACGACACGCAAGTCCTTGTCCAACTTGCTAAGGAGTTGCTTGGTGCGTTCGTAATTTGCCCTGCGCTTCTCGTGGATCTCGTCGAATTTGGTCAGTTGCACCTGGCCGATAGCACCCTGCAAGTCAATCGGTTTTAAGTTGTACCCAATTTGGCTGAACACATACTTGTGGTCGACCACACCGTCGTACCCTTCCAGCCATTGATCAAAACGCTTGCCGCAACTACCGTTGATCAACTGGTTGCATGAGCCGACGCAATAACAGTCGCGTCCCCACCATGCAAACTGACGGGCAAGATGCACAATCTCAGGAATCTTGGATGACACCATCCCACCTTCCAATGTGGTGATGTGGTGCGCCGGATAGAAAGACGACGATGCAGCAACGGCATACTCCGTCAGGTACTCGCCTTTCCATTTGGACCCAAGGGAGTCGCAGTTGTCCGCGATGTACCTCAGTGAATGTTGTTCGCAGAGATCAAGGAGGTGGTCAAGGTCATAAGGATTGCCCAATACAGGACTACTAAAAACGGCAACGGTGTTCTCATTGATTGCCTCCTTGACTTGTTGCAGACTCCAATTCAAGTCGTGCCAGGTGATATCAACGAACCTGGGGACTAAACCATTTTGGATGATGGGGTTGACGGTGGTGGGGAAGCCGACAACGCTGACGATAATCTCGGCGCCATCCGGCCAATCAAAATATTTTTTTAAGGCGGCAATCATCACCAGGTTGGCGGAACTGCCGCTATTCACCATCAAAGATGAAGTGAAATTAAAACGTTTGGAAAATTGTTTTTCAAATTTGTCAACCTCTTCTCCAGCCGGGTACCAGCTTCCTTCCCTCAGGGCCTTGACTGCTGCTTCAATTTCTTGTCCGTCAAAGTACGGTCCGGAGTACATAACCTTTGACTTAAACATAGGTCTTGAAGTCCTTCCTCTAGAGAGATGCTGGGTGTAAAGCCCAGGTCGTAAAGCTTGGTGCAGTCTAGGCTAAATCGTACAGCTTGCGGATAATCGGGCGGTGTTTCAGTCAGATAAATTTCTGACGTAGATTTCAGGATTTGTTTTGCCTTATACACGCAATCAAGCAGACGTGTTTCAATGCCGGTACCCACGTTGTAAATCGTGTTGTACTCACCGTCTGTACAGATGCGATGGATGGCGCCACACACATCGAAGATATGCATGAAGTCCCGGGATACCTCTCGATCCACCATGACTTCTGCCCCGATTCTCAACTTATTAATTAAGAAATGTAAGGCATTCCTTTTGTTTGAACCAGAGTCGGGGCCGCCATACACATTGCCAATTCTCAGGATGCGCCACTTGATTCCAAAAGTGGTGCAATATTCCATCATTAGTTTTTCTGCGGTACGCTTGGTCACCGAATAAAATCCGTTGGGTTCGCAAGTGGCAAACTCCATGGGTTTGCGGTGATTAGGGCCATAAACAAAATGACTGCTGATGAAATTAAAAGTGTGGATCCCGTGTGCACGGCAGCGATCTAACCGTTCCATCAATGCAACCAAATTGGTATTGACATCGACGAGCGGATCTTCTCGATAGGAGAAGTTGTCGGTCGTGCTGATGAGATACAACACGTCTTCGCTTTCAGGTACCAGCTGGTTTCGCGGTACAAGCAAAGTAGGGAAAATATTTCGGTAATAGCTTCCCAGGATTCCGGTCCCGCCGTAAATACTGATTGTCATGGTTCACATCCAGGCTTGGTCGTAGATGCGATCAGGTCGGTATGGCCAATAGTCAAGGGGTGCACCTGAATTAAAAGGGGTGGTGAACACCTCCATACCACGGTCGCCTCCCCACTTCTCGATGTAATACTTAATGTTCTGCGAGAAGGTGTACTTGTTGCGCTCCTCAAATTCCTTGCGGCTGTGCAGCGTACTACTGATGACGTGCTCAGCTTCCAAGGGGAATCGATCCCAGGTCAGGCCCGCAAGTTTCATGCGGTAGCGATGATCATTGTCTTCGCAGTAGGCGGGGTAGAAATTTTCGTCCATTAAGCCGACACGCGACACCATCTCATCACTCATGACGAAGGCGGAATAACCGTTAAGGTCTCCTCCTTCGCACAGAACACCTGTGAATTCGTACTGGAGACGTGTGGCGAGGCGCTTCAGTTCGCCTGGGGCAACATGCCAGTCATCATTGGTGATGAACCAATAATTGCAGTCGACGTTCTGCTTGATGATCTGGTTGATTGCGCCGGCAAAACCTGCGTTAAAACAATTGTTGATGACGATTACTTCTTCGACAAATGTGTTGGAACCATTACAAATGTCTTCGAGTGCTTTGGTGACCTCCGGGAATCGATGCTCGGAATTATTGACGACAACGTAACGCTCAACCGGATAGTCAATCGAGTTGTAATGCTTCAATAAATTCTCGGCACCATTCACCACAACAGTCGCCATTAACTCAATGGCTTCAGTAGTTTCTTCCATGGTTTCGGGCTGTGTATTAAGCTGTCCGAAATGATGGTAACCATCTTTGTCCTTGATGAGTAGATCCGGCGGCGCAAGACCAGCAAATTCATGCGTTCTTCCGTTTTCTACCATCACCATGGGCGTTTCCTCAACCTTCATATTCCCAAAGAAATATGTTGAATTGATGATAATTGCACTTTGAATTCGCTCTGTTAAGTAACCAAGCCAACGTTGGGGGTAGCCCTCCAGGTGTGCGTACTCATCCTTGTATGCTTCCCAGATAGGCATCATGCAGGAGAACAGAAGGCCGGTGAATCGCTTGACAAGATCCCGACGCCCGTAATGCATCAAGATTGGATGCAATCTGTTGCCATTCCAGAAGTCAGACAGCATGCCCTCTGGGATGGGAAGTTTGTGCTTCTTGGCTAGAGCCAACGTTTGATTCGGAATTTGGTACGTCGGGGAGTGGCAGCCGTGCCAATGCTCGCTGACGGACGTATGCAGGTAGAAACGTTGCGGTACGTAAAGGGTTTCGTCGTATGAATTGGAGAGTGCTTCGTCGGTAAAACAACGCCGGTAGTTGGCAACACCCATGAACTCGTGCGGGCACTCAAGTGCCATCCACTCCATGCACGTCAGCTCAGACCAGTAGGGATTCAGCTCTCCCTTGTACCCATGCGTTGCATCAAACCGATGCACCGAAGCAACGCTCTTGAATGTGACTGGTTTGTTGTCGTGTGCGACGGCGTAAAGGTGGATGTCCTTGGGGTCAACCTTCATGGGTTGAGGACCGTTTAAAGATCAACCCTAATGTAGTTGATGTTCTGCACCTTCAGATCCTCTTCCAATTCGTCGGCCTCCCCTGTCTCAACGTCTTGAAACGCAAGATTATTGACACAGCCTGTACGGCATTCCTCGTCGATGTCGAAGTAGAAGCGCGTCAGATTAATGCCCATATAACAAGTCCCAAATTGAATGGTGTGAGACTAATTCTAAGATTAGTGTGATTGTGAGGGTCACCATGGCGAGGCGACCGTTGACCCGCTCGGCATACCAGATGTGATCATCGAGGTTTTCGTACCGTTTCCAGAAGCGAATCTCTCCGCATTCCTCCAGCATCCACTCCCAAATGGCGGCAACCATCCAGCCGAAACACGAGGCGTAGCCTTGGATTGTCCACCAAATTTTTTTCATTGCCGAGACATAACTTCGTGAATGAAGATATAGGCATCAATACCTACAAGCACAAGGATAGCGCCAAGGATCGTCATAATGCTCGGGGTAAAACCGCCCATTCCATTCTCCTTAATTATTGGGTAAGATATTAACAATATACAAAACTTTCCGTGGTGGCTAACAACTGGCGGGATAAGTTAACCCATTTAAACAAAGGTCCTGCCCGAATTACGCTTAACGGTAAGCGCCATTACGTTACCCCGTTGCCAACTGGGCCTGCTCCTTCGGTAACAACAATCATTTCGGAGACCGCATCTGAAGCCAACAAAAGGAAGTTGGAAATGTGGTCCAAGGCAAACCCTGGAGTTAAAGAGGCCGCTGCAGAGCGGGGGACAGCTGTTCACTATGGGATGGAACAATACCTTAAGGGGAATAAAACTCCGGAAATCCCTGAAGACTACGGGGACTTTTGGTCGGGAATGCCGCCGATATTGGACCAGTTCGAGGAGGTCCTTTGGGCGGAATCACCGGTACTTGACAAGTTTGATTTTACTATTGGTGCTGATGACGTGGCTCGTGTGTGGGGTTGCGATGACCAGGGACGTTCCTGGGCTGGTGCTCCTGACATCATTGGCGTGGTCGGTAACAAGCTTACTCTTGCTGACTTGAAAACCAGCGTCAAACCCTATAGCCGTAAGTGGCCCAAGGACCTGGAGAAGGGTTCGCCTGAATGGAGAGACCTCCTCGGCGGCCACATGAAATTCAAGAAGACGTGCAAACAGTTGGCTGCGTATGACATAGCTATTGAACAGACCCTTGGGATGCGTGTCCAGCAGGCGGCCATCCTGGTTTCGACGCCTGTACGTACTCAGGTCTTCAAGATCTCCAGGAATTTTTTGAATTCCTTAAGGGATGATTGGTACAAAATAGTAGAAGAGTACTACAAACAAGTGGAGGAGAGTGGCGAGTATGATGCGGACCTTATTTAAAGACATTGTTAAGGAACTGGTCGCTTGGTGGAAGCGCATTTGGTTTGCCGCCAAGCTCAAGGCCCGTCTCGACATGATTGAATTTGACAATCGTGTTGCTGCCGAATTGGAACTAAAAGAGAAGAACAAGCCGATCTACATCGAACACCCAATTGATCCTGAGCTTCAGACGGGTGCCTCCAAAGATTTGGGTGGCGCCATGGAACTAAGGGCTCCGTGGTACAAGTCGGATGGTGTAGTCGATTCTAGTAATGACAACTAACCAATAATTTACTTAAACGGGCGTCGCGCAACTTGGGAGCGAGCCAAGGCTTCCTGCTTTTTCATTTTTTCTCGCGTCTGTGCCTCTCTCTCTTTCATTTTTTCTCGCGTCTGTGCCTCTCTATACTGTCGGTCGGTGTAGGCCTTCATCCGTGATTGTGATTCTCGAGCAGTAGACGCAGAAGAAGATGCAGCGGGGCCACCACCGGTAAAGCCAGTGCCCGCCAAAGTGACTTTTGGGGAAGAACGATCCGCGCCCATGTCAAGAAGTATTTTTTATATTTTAATATAAATTAATCAACAATAAATTAATTTCTTGCGAAGGATTAAAGGTAAATTTAACGATTGTTATGAGTCCAATGAGACTAACTTATCTTAAGGAACGGATAATCACCCCCTGAATTTCCGGCCGTAGGATGAAGAAACGCTCAATTCCAAGACCTATGGACATCCATGTCTCCGTAGGTGAGTGGATAAATAGCCTCATGGTTCGCATGGCCAGTGCGGATGATGGGGACTGTTTTTATCTGCCCACCATGATGCATCTCCATGCTTATACATTGGTGAAAGAACAGGGTTTCGCGGATAAAAACTTTAAAGTGGAAGTTAAGCAGTAGAAAAAATGACGAGCATGAACCAGCAGGCGCTTCGGCCCGGAGAGATTCGCCTTGATTACATTCCCCTTGACTGGCCGCTTACGCCGCTTGGTGCCAAAAAAGATCCGTACATCCAGGGATGGCAGGGTAGTCCGTTTGGTGTCAAGGAAATTGAAGAGGAAATCGTCGGTGGCAAATGCAAAGCTATCGGCCTACTCGGCGGCCCTGCTTTCAATCATCCTTATGGTCTGGTCTGGGTGGATGTTGATGGACCGAGCATCTATCCGCTTGTCGAAGCAATCGCTGGTAAGTCATTTGCAGAAGCTCTGCCCCCAACACTGACAATCCTCAGTGGTAAAGAGGGGCGCGAACGGAAGCTTTATCGACTAGATCGGGAGAAACATAAACATTTTGCGCGTAACAAATATACGTGGCACGGCGAAGCAAACCGCGAAAAACTTGAAATTCTGTGGCGCAAGCACCAGGGTGTGCTCATGGGCCTGCACCCAGAAACTGAGGGTTATTACACCGCAGAAGACCAGGGTTTTGAGTGGGTTGATCGGTTGCCTGAGCTACCGGACTGGCTGCTGAACGCCATCATTAATAAAAATGTCAAACAGGGGGTGCCCGCCAAGGAGACCACTAGACTTGTCGGCCCCAACTTTGCAATCAACAGTGTCATTGAACTGGAGCGAGACATCAAGCTCGCGACAGAAGCAACTTGGGGTATGCCGCCGGAAGCGGCTGATGATTACGACATCTGGATCACAGTTGGTCAGACGCTCCACCAGCTGGATGAATCACTGCTGGATGTATGGGACGAATGGTCCAAGCAGTCGGATAAATACCGGGAAGGTGAGTGCCACAGGCGGTGGCTTTCCTTCAACCGTGATGGTGGCAGGGGACTTGGCTCTTTGCTGCATGTAGCGAAGGAGCAGGGCTGGGAGCCTTCACAAGATCATCGTGCCATGAACGTAGATGATTCAATGCTGGAACATGTTTCAAATCTTGTAAATCAAATCGGTATGGATCAGCTCGGTGTAACGTCTCTCCCCCTGGAGTCGATTGGCGAAGAAGTACGGCAAGCCTGGGCGCCTCAGGGCAAAAAGAACATAATGAAAATGGCCCCGCAAGGGAAAAAAGAACCGAAGCCGCGTAACCCTTCATCGGATGTGGTGTCGGATGAGCTGCTGCAAATGTATGGGGAAAATCTGAAATACAGCGAAAATCAAGGTTCTTTTTACATTTATGAATATCGGAAGCCTGGGCTTTGGTCTCATGTGTCCGATGTTGAGATGAAGGGTTCCATCAAGGACCAGCTGGAACGCATCAAGGCTCATCGCTTGCCCAATGGCTACAGCATGAACCTGATCAACGATGTCATGGAGCAGCTTCGGATCACCACCATTTATGACGACTGGTATGAAGGCAACGACTACCTGCTGTTCACCAATGGGATTCTGGATGTGAAGTCCAGGGAGCTGATGCCGTTTGATCGGGATCGCTACATGACCCAACAGCTTCCATACAACTATGAGCCCAGCGCAACTTGTGAACCAATCATTAAGTGGTTGAAGCAGGCGCAAGAAGATAACTGGGGTCGGGTCCAGGTTCTGCGGGCATGGTTGCGGGCAGTCCTGTTAAGCCATTCGGAAATCCAAAAGTTTGTTGAGATCGTTGGCCCTGGTAAGTCCGGCAAGTCGACCTATGCCAACCTGGCCCACGCATTGGTCGGTGATGAAAATGCCATGATCTCCTCCCTGGAGCACCTGGAGAAGAACCGCTTTGAAACTGCGAATCTCTACAAGAAAAAGCTTCTGCTCTTCAATGATGTGGAGCGATATGGTGGCTCGGTTTCTGTACTCAAAGCAGTCACCGGACGCGACTTGATTCGTAAGGAGCGCAAGTTCCAGGCTGGCTCGCAGAAGCCCTTCAAGTTCAACGGACTTGTCATCATCACTGCCAATGAACCCATTCAAACTACTGACCCAACTTCTGGTTTGGCTCGTCGTCGCCTCACCATTCCTTTTGATCGGCCTTTTACTGGCAGCTCTGCAGAACAGCGCGTCCTCATTGACATGGACGATAACGGACATCCTTTCGGGGATTTTGCATCTCTTCTCCCTGGGTTGGTGAATTGGGTGCTCGACATGACGGAAGCGGAGATGCGCGAATACCTCATGGAAACCACCAAGAAGGTTGCGTTCTTTGCCAAGCACCACAGTGAGCAGATCCTGAAGTCCAACCAAATCATGGATTGGATGGAGCACTGTGTTGTCTTTGATCCAGGTGTGTCGACTGCCGTTGGCTTGGCTAAGCATGCAGCGCCGGGCACTTCAAATGTGTACGCAAATTGGGATAAGTTTCTGTATGCCAGCTACTGCGAATTCTCCAGGGCATCCAACAGCAATATCCTGGGGCGCAGTCGATTTGAAACCCTGTTGATGGACGTGTGTGTCCACCAGCTCCAGCTGAATGTCTACAAATTCAAGGAGCAAAGGCGTGGTGCACGCGTCGTGAATATTGCATGCCGCGCATCAGATCAGAAATATGCCAAATATCCATCCATCGTGGAAGTTGGTTTGAATAAAGAGGAGTGGCGAATCCACTACGGAGATGTTCTGGATAAGAAGAGTAGTGACAAAATAGAAGTTGATGAAGAATAGTTGTGAGCAACGGACGCCACCTCATATTGGATCTGTATGAGTGTGATCATGCACTCCTGGATGACTATGACGAGTTGTCCAGGTTGCTTGAGACGGCACTCTTGATGAGCAACGCCACTATTCTTCGGATCTTTGGTGAGAAGTTTCAGCCGCAAGGGGTGACGCTACTGGCACTCCTGGCTGAATCCCACGCATCGATTCACACCTGGCCGGAGTTGGGTTATTGCGCTATCGATCTTTATACCTGTGGCGATAAGACGAAGACTCATAAGGCGGCAGAGTTTTTAAAGCATAAACTCAAGGCAAAAATATCGGAAGAAAAGGAACTATTGCGGTCAACAACACCGTCAATTTGTGTATAGTAAATCGAGATAAGTCCGCTTAAATGAGTAAAAAGACGAAGATCTTGTGGTGCGGAGACATCGTCGCAATGACGGGTTTTGCCCGCGTAACAGAAAACGTCATCTCACGGTTGGATGACAACTTTGAAATTGTTGTTCTGGGGAACAATTGGTGGGGCGACCCGCATCCGCTCTGTGAACGGTACAAGATGTACCCTTCGTCCAACCGTTACCAAACCGCACCTTTTGGTGAGGAACGCATTCGGGAGATCGTTGAGGCCGAGCAGCCTGACATCGTCTTCTCGATCAACGACATGTGGATCGTCAACGAACAGTACCGGCGTATCCAGGATCTGCACCAGCAGAAGAAGTTTAAGTTCGTGGGTTATGTCCCCATGGACTCCTACAACTGGATCGGGTGCCTGTCGGAGACTGCTAACGACTGGGACGCCATCATTTCCTATACGGAATTTGGCGCTCACGAGTTTGTGAAGGGTGGAATCAACAAGCCCATCGCGGTGATTCCCCATGGTGTGACACCTGGTCAGTTCTATCCAGTGGATAAGAAGGAAGCTCGGAGGGCACTGGGCCTGCCTGAGGACATCTTCATTGTCTTCAATGGCAACCGTAATCAATTCCGTAAGCGGATTGACTTAACCATTTCGGCCTTCGCCAAGTTTGCTAAGGACAAGCCTGATACCCAGCTGTATCTGCACATGGGGCAGAAGGACCAGGGCTGGGACATCATGTCGGTCTTCGCTCGTGAAATGCAGAAGAATGGCATGGACCCGAACCACCGCATCATCAACACCACGGTTGGGCCTTCCCCGCCGAACGTGTCGGTGGAGATGCTGAATAACATCTATAACGCTGTCGATGTGGGCGTGAATACCTGCAAAGGTGAGGGCTGGGGCCTGGTTAACTTTGAACACGCTGCCTGCCGCGTTGCACAGGTGGTGCCTGACCACACCTCCTGCAAGGAGATCTTCAACGGTTACGGCAAGCTGATCCGTTGCGACCACGTGGATGTGGACATCAACTACGCACGGGAGATGCCCTGCCCCTCCGACGATCACCTCGCTGAAATCCTCACGGATCTATACGAAAACCGTCATAAGTTGGACGCTGTGGCCGAACTGTGCTACCAGCGGGCAACCGATGCTCAGTTTGCGTGGGATACGGTGGCCTCCCAATTTGGCGGCATCTTCGAGGACGTGATGAACGATGTGGATCACAGCGTAGAAGACACCGTCTCGGCTGAGACGCCTCGTAAGAAAAAGAAGGACAAGAAAAAGAAGAAGGAATTGGTGCCTGCATAAATTCATGCGGCATGAAGGCATGAACGCACTGCCTCTCCCCCCGCCCTCCGCTACGGAAGGTGGGGTTTTTTATTGGCCAGGAGTCTTGGAATGAGACGCAGGTGAGGCGGGTGAGGTGAAAAGAGGGGTAGATGTGCGTAAAACAGAGAATAGGAGTTATTTCGTTTAATAGAAGGGCGCGTTACACGGTGGCCGGCGTGTAGTCATCCATTCTGCTTCTCATGAGACTCATAAGAAAAAGAAGAATACGTTACTACACCGTGCGCATCGTGTAACACGCATTAGTATTAAGTGATTTCATTCCTATTCTCTGTTTTGCCACACAACTACAAACCACTCCCACCCCTCTGGCACTTGGAACAACTCCTGGAATTAACGGACGATCACCCCAGTGGGCTCCGGTGGGTGGGGTCCGGGGAGTTTGTTGAGCGCCGCCACAGGCAGTCGGGGTTCTACCAGGTGTCCATCGACAACGAGGTGTATCTTGCCCATCGCATCGTCTACTACTTACGCACTGGCGATTGCCCTGACTCCCACGGCGTGAAGCACCACCACTACAACCACAACCGGGACAACAGGAGGGAGTTGCACGCCTGCTGGCAGCCCCGACGGAAGGAACGCAAGCCTGACTGGAGCTGGAACTGATGGCCAACTTGACCAAAGTCCTTGAGCCAATTGCCTTCCGCTACGTCCGGGACATTGACTCGCTAGACGATTCTCAACTTAAGTCTCATGGGTATTACAGGGGGTATCCCTGCGCCCACCGCCACACCATTCGCGACGCACAACACCATTGGTGCTACCACTGCGTCATCAAGATCAAATCGAATATCTGTGGCTTCAACATGAACTTCCTTCACCCGTACTACAACTACAAGTACGAATCCTTGTGGAAATCAGTACGAATCGGTGAACCGGACGAATGTTGGGACATGAATCTCCCTGGTGCCAAGACGCCCAGGCGTATGTGCTTCCCGTCGTATCGTTCGTTTTATACGGGACGTGCCTCTGAAAACGTCACGCCACAAAAGTTGATTTACCAATGTGCTTGGGGGGATGTCGGTTCGCTTGTCATCAGCAAGGCATGTGGTAATCCCTGGTGCGGCAACCCACTTCATCTGATCTCCAGCTGGAATATCGGGATGCCACCTGCGAATGTCCATCCGTTTGTGACGGAGTTCAGGCCAGAGCAATTAATGCTGATCACCAATGCTTCTCACGCCGGAAGAGAAAATGATGTCATTCGTGATTCCTATCGCCATACCATACGTCATCCCTTATGCGCCAAGGATCCCCCCGATTATGATGAGGGATAGAAAATTAATGGTCGATAATGTCTCGTAATCAATTGAATCAGAGGCAGCGGACAGCTAATGATCCGTTGCCGCTTGGTTCATTTAGCCAAACATCGTTGCGTTATTTGACCGGAACCCTGGGCCCACTGAGCCAGGTAATTAGTGGTGGCTATGGCGGCGGTACATATAACCATTGGTTCAAAGTTACGCTTAGTACACCGGGTTGGATCATCATCGCCAAGGGCGGCCCACGTCCGAAATATATTCAAGTCTCTGCTTACGACTTAAACCGTAATCCGATTGAAAGTCGCGGTGTCTTTGATGCCAATAGTGTAGAAACTGTTAATAGTGAAGGAGATATTATTCACCCCTATGTTGGGCACGTGATGAGTGCTGGGTCAGATTTATATAACGTCTTTAATCCTGCACGCTTGGACCGTGGCGATGACATGTACTTTCCCTTGGGAGTAGGGGAGTATTTGTTGTGTATTTCCAGTACACGCAACGAGCGTCTTGATTATGCTGTTGGTATTGTTATTGAAGTTGCAGATCCAACACCTTTCCTTCTCTTAGAAGATTTTTCGCGTATTCTTTTTGAGGACATTATTGCTGAAAGTGCTGTTCTCCTAGATACCACTCCAAGCTACACGGGTGCAGAAGAGCATGAACATTCGCTTTCTGAGTGGCAAACTGCCTGGAACCGTGAGCATCCCATTGATTCACCCTTCCCTGAAGTCTTTGTTCCTTTGACGACAAGACCATGATTGCTAAACTGCAACGTCTTATTAATTACGTGTTCCGCATTAATAAGAAGCCCAAGACAACAAAACAACTTTTAGATTGTTATTGCAAAGACCAGCCCTGGTCGGCTAGTTGTCGTATTTATGAAGAGTGATGGGCAGTGACAACATACAGACCACGACGCGCAAAGAAGATTGGGATGATTTCTTTGCCGGATGGGATGATCCTCAAGATGCGATTGAAGCCATGGATTCGTACCCAGAAAGGGTGCGTGTGGCTTGCGAGCTTAGCGGTCGGCAAATCAAAAAGACAACTAAGCGACTGGATGACACAACGAAAGAAAAAATCCGTGTCACGGTTGAGTTCGAGTTTGACCGGTAGGTTTGGCCCCAAGACACAGGCGATTGCTATTCGCCAGGTGCGTCAATGGATGAAAGAACTTCCTGAAGGCGACTCCATGTGTTTGCGCTGTGAATCGGCACTGCCCGATAAACAGTTTGAAGTATGGAAGAAATGGTTTCTAAAACATGAAGACAATCGGTGGGAAATATCAGACGAATACAAATCTTTTTTCTTTTATAAGCCAAGGTTTGTAGAATAAAAGAAATGGATTATACCCATGGAAAAGTTTCGTGATTACCTGGAAGTGGCCCTGGCTATCCACGCCGCTGCTTCTGTTATCTGCGCCTTAACTCCCACTCTCAAGGATGATGACTTCCTCGGCAAAGCTTATAAAGTGCTTGAGTTTCTGGCACTGAATATTGGTCGCGCCAAAGATCGCTGATTAGCTTGGCAAAGCCTGGAACCAGTAGACGCATCCGCCCCGCTGTTCCACCCAATCTCTCGTTGCGTAGGCCTGTTCTTTTGACAGGGTTACGCATTTTTTTTCATCTTTAACTTCCCAGCAGATATTGACGCGTATATAAGGTTCTTTGTACTTTTTCACCTTAATAATCCCATCTGATTCGTTGTTTCCCCAATCGCATTCCTAAATGCACAAACCCACGGTCTGCACCATAGCCAACAGAGTACGGCCAATTTTTGTCGCAGTATTTTTCAACGGCATAGGTGTCTGCACCTTTGATGTAGAAATCAACGGCGCCTTCATCGGGACCGGAGTATAGATGTTCGGAATTCTTTGCGCCACCAATTTTTTGATTGACGGCTGGCGGCCTGTGCCCACTTGTGATGACAATTGGTTTGTTACCAAATTGTGAGCGGACCTTTTCCAGGAACCGGCAGAGTTCAAGTGCTGTATCACACTGGTATTGCTTGGTAAAGCGCCTGGATTCCTCACCAAGGGTTAGCTCTCCGTATGTGATATGCGGAGTTACTTTGTAACTGAAGGGACTCCAGGGTGTGAACTTTTGCGCTTGCGGTGGATCTGTGGGTTTCGGTGCTGTGCCTGCAGTACCTAACTTTTGATCCATAATTTGGATCAGTTTTGTAGCGTAGTTCGGGTCTGTGGCATATCCCTCTTTCGTCAAGAGTTGTGCGCATTCGTTGCGACTGCCAGCCCTATTGACTCCTTTGTATCCTTTGTAGTCTTTGTACCAGCGATTGACTAAATGCTCAACGCAGCTGTAAAGGGTTGGGAATCGTTTGAACCAAGCGGCAATTGTGACTTCCTTACCGTTGTACACCTCTTGTGTCTTGACGCAACAGCCACTGCCTTGAACGTCTTTGATACCGAAGTAATTGTGATTGCAGGATGTGTGCTTGCCCCATGCACTTTCCAATGCCCACTGAGCGGCTACAACCTCTGGGTATTTGGCGCCTACTTTTTGTGCTGCAGCAAGGACACCTTCCCAGGTGTTGGCAAATTCTTCTTTGGGAGCTTCCCGATATTTTTCTGCAAATTCTTCCAGAAGGTCAGGGGTAATTGCTTGCTGCAACCATTCCCATGCCTCTATTTGATGAGGAAGATTCTTAAAATGCTCAACGGCATCCAGAAGTTTTATGGACATCTGACCTAAAGCTTTTAATACAACTTTAGGTCAGGTCTATTAATTCAAGTTAGCCGATGATTTCGGTTTATCCGAATCACCAGGGCACACCATCAGCAGAAGTGGGGTGCACCTTCTGTTGGATCTGGTTGTAAAGGGCCTCTTCGATGGAGACAACTTGATCGGGGCCCAGGGCAGAGAGCACCCAGTTAACGGCTTCTTCTTTGGTCACTTCACTGAAGGGAGTGAAGGAATCGGGGTCGGGAGCGCCAAGGCCAACGCTGCCATAGGCACCGGCAGTTTCACCATCTTCTGTGAGGCTGACGGTGTAGTGAACGGTGTAGATGGCGCCGTCAGGGCAGGTGTCACCATCGGGGAGGTGGCGCTCAAGGTTTGCGATGTCCCAGGTAGCGTTAGCCATGGTCAAATGTTTTTCTTTATTTTAAACCAATTAATTAGTGAGTAGGTTTAAGGCGCTTCAGGCCACTGCACATTCCAAGGGAAGCCGGCCTGTTTGGTGATGTCGCGCAAGGCTTGGCGATAGGTTGCCCATGCGGCGCGATCCACAGGGGCGTCGGACAGTTGCGTCCAGTCGCAATCGGCAAGACGCCTGGTGCGTTCTGCGCGAACTTCGCTGGCCTTATTAGCCGTGCGCTGCTGGATCTCCTCCGGCGTTGCTGGGGTGCTGATCCACACCTCAACCCATTTGCCGCCTTTCTTTTCGGCAGTGCGGCTCAGGTCAACCGTGTGATCGTATGCAGGTTGGTCCGCAGGCGTGACAGGCACCACGCCAAATGAGGCAGCCACTTCATCCGAGATGTCAGGCGGGAAACTGGTGCCTTTGTTTTCAAGGCGCAGATCAGTGAGCGTATAGGGGTAACGCTCCAAAGTGCCGTCTGGGTTGAGTTTGGCGTAGAACATCAGGATGCCTCGGATTCGTTGAGCTGATCCAAGATCACATCACGAATGATAATGGCCTTGGTTTGCTCCAGTTTGGATGATGCAAGCAAGCCTTCAAGGTTTTCACGGAACGCCAAGAGGTCTTCTTGCCCTTGGTATTCGGCGTCGATTTTGGCAATGGCGCGAGAATAATTGTCAATGTTAATCTGATACTCAAATATCTCGCTGTGACGAGCTTCAAGGGCAGATTCAAGGATGTCGCGTTTGTTCATGGGTTAGTTGGTGAAGTCAACTGTGGAATTATTAAAACCTGTGGGGAACGAGGACGGGGCGCTATAAGCAGACCCAAAACCAGTGGAATTAGACCATGCGTACGCTTGAACACCTGGGTTTGTTCCGCCACCATTGTATGTACCAGATGTGATAATAGCGGCATCGTCGTTTGAGAATTGTATTTTACCCCCCTGAAATACTGCAGTAGTTGATGGGTTTGAATACTTTGTGCCAAATCCCGAACCAGAAGACCATGCGTATACATGTATATAGGGAGAGCTATCCATCGTGACAGCAACAGCAGAATTAGCGTTGTTCATGGTTATGGCATAGCTACTGCCTGTCGGTAACGTTGATGGATTGCTATACTTTGTTCCAAATCCTCCTGACCAGGCATATGCTTGAATGTACGGACGACCATAATTGGACATCAACAAAGCATCATTTGTAGAGGTAAATACGCAAGCGGTCATCCCCAAAGTTGATGGTCCGCCGGTTGGCAAAGTACTTGGATTGGCGACCTTTGTGCCAAAGCCAGATGCAGACCAAGGATAAACAGAAATAAACGGAGAGACGTTATGAGCAACAGCTACATAAGAAGAGTCACCGCTAAAAGCACACCCATTACCGGCACCTGTTGGAAGCGTAGATGGATTGCTTGATTTTGTACCAAGTCCTGTGCTATTTGACCACTGATAGCCATGAATAAATGGACTTGCGCCATCTGCAACTGCAATCGCACTACTATTGGGAGCAATCGTTAAATCCGAAACCGGCCCAAGTATGTTGCCGGGACTTGAATAGCTTCCAAATCCAGACGAGTTTGACCAGTTATAGAATCGTACAGTATTATTGGCAATGAATATAATTTTAGAGTTTTCTTTGTTAATTGCTAAATAGTTGACCGCAAAGGGCGGCAATGTGCTCGGGTTGCTATATTTTGACCCAAATCCCGTTGTGTTACTCCAAGAATAAGCAACAATATATGGAGAGGCATTTATGCCTATAATAACTGCCTCGCTCGCGCCACCGCCAGCGGCAATTTTGCTGCCCAATAGTGCTTTGCTCAACATCAGGCGTTACCCACTCGTGCGCCGTACACTTGCGTGCTGACTTTCCAGAGAACAATCACGGTATAACCACTGGTGTTAAGTGTTGGTGCCACACCTGCATCAGTCTTCCACACCACGCCAGAACCACCAAACGTCGAGTCGGTCCAAGTCAACGTGTAGGCCGTACCATCGTCCACCATCAGCGTGACTGATTCACCAGCGGCGAAGTTAGTGGCCTTTGGTGTGCGGCTGGCGCCC